TTAATATCCAACTGCAAAATATCTTGCTCTGCCAAATCCACCTACTGGTGCATTATATACTGCTACATTCATTTTATTATTAGTTCCACCTAAATTAAGCAAACTTATACTATAGTCTCCAGCGCTACATACAATTGCATTTCTTATTAAAGTACATTCAGGCACTGCATAAACTCTAGATCCCCATGCTACTCCAGAAGAAGTTGGAACATTAAACCATCCAAAATATAGTTTTTCTCCATTTCCTAGTGGAATCCATCCCTCTTGACCGTCTGCTCCAGTTGAACCATCATTTTTTGTTGCAAGGTTTACTTTATCAAGATATTGTTTCAAGCTCGAGTTTTGTCCAATATCAACTTGTTCTGCTTGAGTTTTAAACATTATTTCATCAAATGCACCTGCACCATTATCTACTTTATAAACTGCATTTTTAACTGCCATATTTATCTCCTCCTAAATTAAATGTATCCAAACATCATTTTTCTTTGAATTACTTGGTTGTGTTGTACTTATTACTTGCTTCATAGCCTCTTGAGTAAAGCCCATATCATTACTTAACTGACTTAATTTTATTGGTATATTCTCTTTTAAGGCTACATCCTTGCCATTAAGTTTTAATTCTTTTCCTAAAACCTTCATGTTATCTCTCCTAACCTATAACTGCTATACTGTACTGGTTACTTGATGGAGCTGTAGCAAATAATACGTTAAGACTGTTATTATCTACAAGTTGCACATCAGCCATAACAATATTGTAGGGACTTGAAGTCTCTCTTATAGAAATACTTAAATCCATTGTGCCTAAATTATGTGTTACAGGAATTGTAGTTAAAGTACCATTTCCTATATTAGTTACATATTTTTCAGTTCTTTCATTCCATGTGGTTCTTTCAGCTGCTGTTATATGTTTTACAGCATCACCATTATGACTATTAAACTCCACTTTAGTTGCTTGTTGTATATTATCAACATTGCTAAGTCCTACATGAGACTTATTTAAAGTCACAGATCCAGTCATACCATTTACACTAGACACCTTATCTGCTGGTGTTAAGAGTTCCTGCCAATTACTTACGGTACTAGCTGGAGATTGTTTTAAAATAAAGGATTTGCTTAAATCCGTTCTTACACATATATCTCCTATTTCTGCAGCAAGTCCTAACATAGCACTTTCTGAATTGACAACGAAAGTATCAGATATAGCTAAGGCTGGCATTATAGTAGGATCTAACTTTCCATTACTGCCTATTAAAGGTACTTGTCCTGAACTCGCTCCTACATCCTTACTAGCTACACTTCCTAAGTTTGGTTTATCACTTAAGGAGTTATAACTCTTCTCACTTAAACTAGCTAAGCCATGATTGTGATTTCCTTCAGCTTTTCCATTCCAAGTACTTTTCTCTCCATCACTTACAAATCTATTATTGGTATCTTGAACAATAATACTAGCTGCATGTGTAGAAGGATGAGTATAATTATTGGCCCCTACTGCAATTCCATTAAGTTTACTTAAGCTTTCTTTACTCATAAGACCATCTTTACTTGTTGTGACTAAAGGAATAGGATCTACTCCCCCTGGCAAATGTTCACTTCCATGTATTGGATAAGGACTTATATTTACTAACTCCACATACTCAGCTAATAAATGATCTCCCGCAGATAATCCTGTTTTTAAAGTAAAACTTGTTTGTGATGTTTCATCAACCATTGTATTGGCAACCTTAGCTCCATTAAGGAATACTGCTAATGTACCTAGTCCTTGTCTATATTTTCCCTTGCTTAAGGTGAATAAACTTTGCCCTTCTGCTGCTATAAATTTTTCTTGTTTAATAATATAACTTGAAGGATTATCATTAGCATTTAAAGTTCCATCAGCATCTATACTTAAGTTACTTCCAGCCTTTATGCCTCCAAGCACACTATTACTAGCTACAGGAGGTGTAAAAGTCACTGGTTTTCCCGTTACATTTCCCCAGGAAATAGTATCTTGTCCTCCTATCTGTAGCCAAGTATTACTTAAAGAATCTAGCCATATCTTCTTAGTGTCTGTGCTTATATATATAATCATAGATCCCGTTGCTATTGGTCTAGAAGATTCTACCCCTTCTAATATCTTTTTAGGCATAAAACCTAATGCAGCACCTACATTTTCCTTTGTAAGTTCTCCTCGTATAGTAGCTGAAGTTTTATTTTCTACATTTCCTAAGCCTACATCACCTTTAGTTGTTCCATGTGGATTACTTCCATTACCTGGGTGTGTATAATTGTTAGCTCCTGTTTCTATTCCATCTAATTTATTTTTAAGTGCAGTTGTAAATGCTTGTTCCATAGCATTTAATATTGAGCTATTGCCATGACTGTGTCTTTTACTTATAGCATCATTAACAACTGTACTTAAATTCTTATCCTCTAACTTACTACTACTTCCATTAATTAAAGTAACTATTTCATTTCCATTTAAGACTTTACCTAAGTTTATCCATGAATCTCCATCGAAACCATAAAATAAATTATCTACATTATTAAAATATATTTGTCCTTTTACAGCACTAGCTGGAGCTGCTCCTAGATTTTGAATTCTAGCATTTTGCAATTCATTTTTATTTAAATCAATATTAGAAAAATATTTCAAATCCTACTCTCCTTTCTAGTTAAAATATGCACTTCCTGAAACCTCAGTTGTGAATATCAACTCTAAATTATTACTATCTATATACCTTATATCGCCCATTAAAACAGTCCCTGAGCTATCTGCAACAGATACAGATGGCATTTTATTTAAGTTATGATTTATTCTCCAAAGTTTACTTGGAGATAATTGAGTGCATATAAAGGTTTTATCTATAGCCCCTGTAGGCTCCTGTGATTTTTTTTTATTTTCCTTTAAAGGTACATCTGTAATTTGTTTTATTTTTTCATTAACACTTGGAATAGCTTCTCCAAATCTAGGTTCAACCTTAAAATTATTAGTCTCATAAACCTCTGTAACCTCTAACACCCTATTATTAATTACAATTTTATGTTTCTTATCAATGGTTGTAACCACATCCCCTAAATCCCAATTTGTCTTATATGCATTAGGATCTACTTCACATTCAAAGGAAGCTATTTTAGGATTTTCAGCTAATTTAATTTTTCCTGCATCAATAAGGTTTCCACCTTCTTTAACATCGCCAGCATCTATAAAGATTTCTCTTCTCTCTAATCCACTTAGCTCATTATAAATTACCTCAATATCCCTTTCTTCGCCTTCTCCTTCTCCTGCAATATATCCACAGTTTTTATATCCTATAGTTGATTCCACATAGTTTTGCTTCTTTATATTGTCATAGTCTAAGGAAAATATTGCTGGTGGATTAACCCTCTGTGAAGAAGTCAGATTTCTTCCCTCTAGTACCCTAAAGATAAATTTTTTATTTTTATAATCTAAATCTATATTAAAACCTAAGGAAGACGCCTTAGCTATTTTACTTAATTCATCAGCTAAGTTTTTATATCTTGTTTGGAACTCTATTAATTCTCCTCTTCCTTTAGATTTTTCTATTTCTAGATAAGGAATAATTCTATTTCTATCTGTAGGTAAAATCGCATTATTTTTTACTAAATTAAGAATTATATCTTCAGCATTAGTATTGTAATAATCCTGTGCAGCATTTATAGGAGGTACCGTTACCCTTTGACTTAGCCAGTAGCTCAGTCCAAATCCTTTTACTATTATTTCTTTATGATTCTCTTGATTTATCTCAACATATTCAATAACTCCACTTTTAGCTTTATCCTTTCCTAACATAACTATATTTCCTATTTTGATAATATTAGGATCAATACTACTTAAGTGAAATTCAAATTCTCCATGGGTATTCCATTTTCTTATATAAAAAAGAGAAGTATATTCATCTACTTCTCCTAAAAAATTTATATTTTTATCAAATACCCTTATGCTAATTCTATCCATATTGAACCTGCCACACTTCCACTTGGTTTTTGACTCTGAATAAAGATGTTTCTCCATCCTTTAGCTTGTTGAGATTCAAACCATCTATCAAATTTTGCAGAGTAATCCTTTATCATAGAATTAAACTCTGTTAAATTTTTAGGTCTTATGGTTCCACATAAATCCATATTGTATCTTTCATCACTTATTATTATTTCTCCATTTTTATTCACTCTAACTTGAGCTAAGGATAATTCATATATTAAATTATCTCTTTGCAATGTAGGAGCTTTAGGAGTACTTTGTGGAGTACCTAACTTATACTCAATACTTACTTTTCTTTCATTTATATTAAGTCTTATAACCACTCTATCAATTCTATCGAAGCTACTATCCTTAACTACTGATATATTTTTATAGCTATCATTATATAAATAAAAACCTTTTACTATAGCATATCCTTCTGAAACCTTTAATGTACTTTGATCCTTTACAATTCCAAAACCTAAAGTATCATCACTTTTTACAGAAACACCACTTTCATAAATATTATCAAATAATCTGCTAAATTCTTCTTGGCCATATTCCTGTTCACCATTAAAAAAACCATAATACTGCATTGCTACACCCCCTTAACTTTATACACCTAAATACCTGTTTCTATATTTTATCTCAACGGATTCAGGCTTTAATCCATCTGTTTTGTATTCAATAATATTATCTCCCACTACCAAACTAAAAAAAGTAGAATCTAAATCAATGTAGTTTAAAGCATTGCTCCTAACACCATTGTTTTCTATTTCTACTTTTTTGTTACCGTATTCCGTAGTAATGTAAAGAATATCATCACTTGTTAATGTCCTATCTATCTTTATAAATTCTCCAGTTGTAAGATTTACTATTGAAGGATTAACAGCTGGTCCTTTAAAAATAATTTCAACTGGAGTTTCAACATGCCCTAAATTGCTTATAATAACCTTAGTATCACCCTTTTGCTTAAACTTAAAGGGTAATTTAAACTTAAACTTCCATCCTCCAATCCAAGTACTTATCTCTTTTCCTAAGCTTAAAGTATCTTGAAAATAAGGATTAGCACAAACTAAATTAACCTGAAATTCCATAGGTTCGTATACATTAGGATGATTTATTTTAAAACTCTCTATTTCATATTTTATTTTTCTCTCTGTTCCAAGGTAATTTACAGTTAAATACCCTGTATTTTTAGGATTAAAGAAGCTTATAAGCTTTTGTCTTTTTATATTAAAGTCCTCATTGATAAAAACCTCTCCAACAAAGGATATTGAATGACACTGTATCCTTTTATTAACAACACTTCCGCCATCATACATAATATTATTGCTTATATTAATTTCATAATCAGCACTTTCAAGACCTTCAATGCTTACTAAGTTAAATTCCTTGCTTTTACCTAAATCTAAGAATCCACTGTTATTTTCTAATCTTAAATTCACATTTTTATTATCCAAATGCTAACTCCCTCCCTACTCTTCTCAAGACTCTTGCAGTTTCATATGGAGACTTAACAGGTTGGTTAATAGTAACATTTTGAACTACTCCATTGTCATTATTATTTACTATACTACTATTACCTTCATTAGCTCTAGCCCCTATTCCTAAAGAAAAATTAGAAGCTTCATATGCAACGGTAGCTTGCATTTTATTAACCAAACTACCTATATCACCGCTTATAACACTTTCTAAGCTAGGAGTTTCTTTTTCAAATCCAACACCTATCCCCTGCGCTAGATATGGACCAATTTCCTTAGCAAATAATCTACTAGGAGATTTAATTCCAAATACAGATTTAATTGCTCCTAATAATGATTTCCCTAAACTTTTAGCTAAATCCCATACTCCATCAAGCAATCCTTTACCTATACCAAGTAATATATCTGCACCAACCTTAAGCCAGTTTGTGCTTAATAAAGTATCTATTATTCCACTAACAAGCTTAAGTGCACTTCCTACTAAACTTGGTAATGTATTTATTAATCCTTCAATTAACTTAGCTATTAATGTTATTGCACAGTTGAATATATTAGTTAAGTTTTCAGGATTAGTTAAGAATTCAACTAACTTTCCAATAATCTTTAATGCCCCATCTATTAGCATAGGTGCCGCTGTTGTTAATCCTTCTACAATGGCATCAATGCATTGACACATAGAATTAAGCAAATTATTTAAATTATTCTCATCCGTAATAAAACCTATTAAAGAATCTATAATATTTAAGGCAGCATCTATTAACATAGGAATACTTGTTACTAATCCGTCAACTAAGTTCTTAATTATTATTGGTGCTTGTTCTATAAGGATTGGGATCGCAGCCAATATACCATCTACTAAGGCCATTATAAAGTTTATTCCAGCCTCAACAATAACAGGAATATTTTCTAGTAATACATTTATTAAACTAAAGAAAGTTTCAACTACTAATGGAAGTAAAGTTGGTATAACCTCAGCAATTCCATTAACAAGTGCAACTAATACCTGTACACCCATTTCTAGAAGATCAGGTAAAACTTCCATGATTCCTGTAATTAAACATGATATTATTTGCATACCTGATGATACTATTTCAGGTAAATTAGCTATTATACCCTCTGAAAAACTCTTAACAACTGAAACTGCCATTTCCACAATTTGAGGAATTTGTTCTGCGATATAGGTAACGGCCTGAGCTAAAACACCACCTATAGATCCAGCTAATCCTTCAAATCCACCTTCATTAAAAGCTGAATTTAACTGTTCAGTTAAGCCAGCGAACTCCTCTGCGGCTCCTTTAGCTATTGGCATCAATGCATTTCCAACAGAAAGCTTTAATTTATCAACATTACTATTAGCTTTCTCCATCTGCTTCGATAAACTATCACCACTACCTCCTAGAACTCCTTGGGTTTTTTCAAACTCAGAAGCTGCTAAGATACTATCCTTTAAAAATCCCTTTAAATTATCCTTAGCTGATACAATACCATTTTTAAGTGAAGCAAATCCCTTACTTGCTAATTCTTTTGTCTTAGTTTTTAAAGCTTCCATACCTTTATTAGCGAGTCCTGATGCACTTTCTTTTAATGACTTAAACCCGTCGCTTACAGATGAAATAGCCTTATCTTTTAAATTATGAAGTCCCTCTTTGACGTTATCTATAGCTTTATCTTTTAAATTTTTCAGTTCTTCTTTAGCATTGCTACATTTTCCTATTAATTTTTGAATGCCTTCCATAGCACCAATGGCACCTATTTTTAGTTTTTCAATACCACTATCTGCAAGTTCCTTAGCCCCATCTTTTAACTTTTGAAAACCACTACTTAAAAGATTGATGGCTCCGTTTTTCAAGTTATTAAATCCTTCACTTAAAGCATCTATAGCTCCATCTCTTAATGAACAAAAACTTTCTTTTACATTTGAAATTTTATCCTTTAACTTATCAAAACCATCTTTTAAGCCATTAACCGCCATGTCTTTTAGTTTACCTAATTCTTCTTTTACGATGTTAGATTGCCCTAATAATTTACCAAACTCTTCTACAACAGTGCTAGCACCTATTTTTAATTTACTAATTCCTTCGTCTACAAGACTTATAGCTCCAGCCTTTAAGTTCTCAAAGCCATCCTTCAAGCTACTAAGAGCTGTATCTTTTAATTTATTGAACTCTTCTTTTACATTATTAGATTGATCTAATAACTTTTTAAATTCTTCTACTGCTCCTATAGCTCCAGCTTTTACCTTACCAATTCCTTCATCTACGAAACTTATAGCTCCTGCCTTCAAGTTTTCAAAGCCATCTTTTAAACTAGTAAGTGCTGCATCTTTTAAGTTGTTTAATCCATCTTTTACACTTGTAGATTCATCTAACAATTTCTTAAACTCTTCTACAGCTCCTATAGCTCCAGCTTTCAGTTTGCTAATTCCTTCATCTACAAGACTTGCAGCTCCTGTTTTTAATTTATCAAAACCATCCTTCAAACTAGTAACTGCCATATCCTTTAGTTTCATTAGCTCTTCTTTTAAATCATTCGATTGATCTAATATCCTTTTAAACTCTTCTACAGCTCCTATAGCACCTGTCTTTAGTTTGCTAATTCCTTCATCTACAAGACTAACAGCACCTGCTTTCAGCTTATCAAAACCATCTTTTAAACTATTAACCGCCATGTCCTTTAATTTCTTCAGCTCTTCTTTTACATTGTTGGACTGATCTAACAGTTTATTGAATTCATCTACAACAGTATTAACTCCCGACTTCAGCTTATTAAATCCACCTACTACAAAATCAATAGCATTATCTTTTAAATTACATAGTTCATTTTTTACATTTAACACTTCATTCTTTAAGGCATTAAAACCATCTTTAATAGTTGTAGCTAGTTCCCCCTTGAGTCTTTTAAACTTGTCATCCACAGATTCAACTAGCTCTATTAAATAAACCATAGGTTCTTGCGCTTCTATTACTTCTCTAGTAAATTGTTTGTAACCACTAGAACTCATTGACTTTTTCATTTCGTTTAAGGCCATGGTCAGCATTTGTACAGATACAGTTAACTCCTCTAATTGAGCCTTTGCTTCAAAAACAACTTTAATAAGCATGGCTAAACTCATACTTAAATTGTTTACCAAAGCAACATTAGCTGCATTGATTTCTTTTTCAAAATCATTCATCTTTTCTCACCTACCTTTTTATTTAAATAAAAAAAGCAGGCATTAGCTCACTACTCTCCGGTGTGACTCTCTGCTCTGTCTTCTTGTTTTATATTAACTACATTTATTTTCTTGCATCTAAGACACTTTATTTCTCCCCTTATGTAATCAGCTTTTAATAATAACTGATTACAATTTGTACATCTTATATCTTTTATACAAATCACCCTCTTTACAAAATAAAGATTTTATTTTAGAAAAGTATTATAAAAGTTTAATGTTATGCTAATCTTCTTTAAAAGGGGCTGTCACATTAAAAAGCACCATCAATAACCTAAATTATTGATATAAATCTTCTTTATGCAACAACCCCTATCTTTTATTTATAAATTCAATTTCATATTATTATAATAATATTACAATATATCGCTTAAATTCCCACTCTTAAGTAGTGCCTCTTCGATATCACTAATTTTTTCAACCTCATTTCGAGATTTTGGAAGTTCATAAATTTGCTTCATCTTTTTATAGAATTCTCTTTGTTCTTTATCCTTAATTTTAGATAAATCCGTAGCTCTATAGCCCATAATCTTTACTATTTCATTATCTTCCTTTAAGGATTTAAACATAGCTTTAAACTTCCACCAATGCAGATATTCTATATCCTGCAGATCAATTCCATACTGATCTAAGAAAGCTGAGTAGATATAATCATCATCAAAATCAAAACTGTAAATTCTATTAATATTATTTACAGAACCAGATTTCTTCGAAGTAATATTCTTATCATCCTTGCCCCCAATATAAAACCAAAGCATTTTTTCAACTGCTTCATTTATATTTTTAGGACAAACTGGATAAAATAGCTCCAATGCTTGCATGGTTTTATCCAGTTCTGCTATCTCATCCTCTTGCATAAGTAATTCAAATAAGATAGCATTTCTAAAATCACTATTAATTTCATATTGCTTATGATCGATATTCACAGTAGTTGGAACTAAATCTATTAAAATATTCATTATTTCTTACGTTTTTGCACTCTATTTGAAGAGTACTTATTTGTAAGCTTGTCTATATCATCCTTTTGAGAATTAATCTGATCTACTAGTTCAGCAAAAGCATTTAAGCATACTCTTAAATTAACTTTATCACCAAACACCTTTTTATGAGTATCTTCACCAAATAAATCATTGAAAATACCAAATATCATTTCACATTGATTTCTTATTACTTCTGAAGCTTTTAAATTTTCAACCTCAGTTTTAGAAGTATCAATTCTCTCTAATACTTTTTCATATTTTTCTGATATATCAACATCAAATATATCTAAATCACCTAATTCTACTCCATTAACCTTCATTTACGCTTTTACCTCTCCATCTGCTGTAAATTTTTTAGTTACTGTATTGAACTTTCCTGAAACTAAATCTCCAACAGCGTGTAAGTTTCCTGTAGCACCCATGTCACCATCTGTGTTATCAAAACTTGCAACTTCTATAGCTACTCTAAACTTTCTAGCTTTGTACTCGTTTTCCACTGAAGTTTTCTTGTCTAAATCAACTATTACGTAATCAGTTTCACATTCTGGTCCTGTTAACTGCATTTCTCCTACATTACATATAAACTCAACTGCTTTTTCATCTCTGATTTGATTTGTTACATAAGCTGTAGTCCAATCATATCCAATAACAGCTTTTCTAGCTGTTTTATCATTTACATACTTCTTTGAAGTTGTTTGAGCTGCTGGTACTTCATTTAAGTCTATGAAACCTGCACCCATTAGTACGAATTCCTCTGCCTCCTTACCAACATTTAAATAGTTTGCAACACTTCTTCTTTGTCTAACCTTTGCCATTTTATTTTCCCCCTTGATAATAAGTTAATTTACATTGAATTTGATATCTTGCTTTATTTATATCAATATTAAATGTATGACCTGTGGTAATTGCTTGAATACTTCTAGCTTCTCTTCCATCATCTAAAACAGGAAGTATTCCATCTTTGTTTTGATTTTCTAGCCATTTTACGAATTTCTCATAAAATTGACTTTTGTCTAATTCCTGAGCTATTTCTGGCCCATATGTCTCCTTGCTTGCAAGCACAAAGACAAATTGTCTTAAGGTACTACCATCTAAATAATTTTTAATTATAGGTTCAGATGGTAACTCTGCTATAAAATAAGCTTCAGGATTTACTGCTGCATACCCTGTAGACACAGCTGCACTGAATTCACTTAAGTAAGGGCAACCCCTTATATAGTTTTTTACACTTTCTATAACAGTAGCTATATTAACACCTCCTTTTTATAGAGCTTAAACAACTGAAATTGCTTTCTTGTTCAATCTTCTATGCTAATATATTAACACGTATTTTTAACGTAAAATTGTTGCCTTACTGTTATAAAACTGTCATAAAACTGAATTTCTTTAAAACTAAATGCTATTAACTAAATTCCCGATTCTATATACAATATTTTTTCTAAGCTTGCAGCAATAGTCCTTATCTATGCCCATGGTATTACCTATCTCAATCCAAGTTTTTTTAGGTCTACTGAAATATCTTAAATTCACAAGCATCTGCTCCTCATCCGTTAAATTGCTAAAAGATATATCCACCTTTCTTCTCGTGTACTCTATTTCTTTCTTCATCTCTTGCAGTTTTAATATAGCCTCTTCTTTCTTTAAAATTTCATTCTCCACTCCAGAGTTTACTTTATTAGTCTTTGATGATGCCTCCTCAATTCTCACAGCACTTACACCGTTATAATTACTCTTTACCTTCTCTATCTCTAAATCTATAATCTTCAATTTTGTTTCAAAATCCTTATAACCATAAAGCAAATTCTCAGTTTCCTTTAAAACCTTATCCATATTCTCATCCACCCTTCACTATTGTCTTTTCTCAATTACACCTAACATGTCCACATTACAGTGTACAGTCTACATCTCTCCTTTTTTTACCCTTAGTTTTTCTACTTCCTGGAAAGCTTCTCACTTTTCTCTTTTAGTCCTTCTCCATCTTTCAAAGCTCTTTCCCCATCATCTTTTAGTTCCTCTCTTTCTTTGAAACCACTTCACTCTGTCTCTTAGTCCTTCTATTTCTTCTATATCTCTTCACACTTATCTCTTAGTCCTTCTCCATCTTTCAAAGCTCTTCCCATCATCTTTTAGTTCCTCTCTTTCTTTGAAACCACTTCACTCTGTCTCTTAGTACTTCTATTTCTTCTATATCTCTTCACACTTATCTTTTAGCTTCTCTCTTTCTTTCAAAGTTTCTCACTTTTCTTTCTTAGTTTTTCTCTATATTTTAAAATTCTCACCGGTTACCTTTTTGGGTTACCTTTTAGAAAATACATGCCTATATATTTTTTTATTTCCCTTATATATAATATATATTTTTATTTTATAGTAACTATATATATATATAATAGGGAAACCCCTTGAAATCACTAGTCTACAGCCGGTTACCAAAAGGTTACCAAAGTTACCTTTTTTAAAATTCTTCGGAAAGAATAGCTGTAAGGCCAAGTTCTCTAATCAAGGCAGCGTCATAGGTATCGAACTTTACAGCCTTGCCATTAACTTTTATTACCTTATCTGATGAAGCTATTAAATAGCCACTTTTGCTTGCTTGTTTTTTAAAGTCTCTAAGTTTTAAGGGATTTATATCCGAATTAAATCGTGCTACATGCTCTTGTATTTGATCTATCATTTCTGTTGTTTTTATATATAATCCTGAATATCTATTTATAACAACACTTTCACAGCCTAATGCTCGTCCTGTTTCTATCATATCGTTATATAAATACAGCATTTGCTCAACTGTTGAACGAACATCTCTTCCATTTTCAAGGACCTCATTTTTCAGGTTTTCTACCACATAAGAAGCATAACTTCCAACTCTTTCAACTCTTAATTTACTACCCAAAATATTTAAAATCTCTATTCCTGCACATATATTAATAGCAGTATTTAATGGTCTTCCATTAAGTTCTGTTAGCTCTAAGGCTACTTTTTCAGTTATGTTTTTATACTCTTTGACACTTAAATTAGTTATTACATTGATTAAACTTCGCCCTAATTTATTAAGTAAATGCTCATTTTTCATAATCCAATTTACAGCTTCTGAAGACTCCTCATTTCTTTCCTTTTTAGAAAGATACACTATACAACTTCTTTCTATTAAGGCTTTTTCTTGATTTGGATATCCCTCTTCACCGACTAAAATAAGTGGTCTTCTAATGTCAAATCTTTTTGTTCTATAAAGTTTATCTGCTCTTGATACTGCTGATCTATCATATAAATTTCTAAGTATTTCTGATATTTTTGCCACCTTATATTTATCTAAACTTGAAGGTTTAAACTCATCATATAAGCTTGGATAATTTCCCTCACTTAAATCTCTAATAAAAGCAAAGGGAGTTATAAGACCTATGGACTTTATCTCATTTCCATCATAATTAAGTATTGGAGCTATGACATTTCTTAAAATAGTAGATTTTCCACTTCCACTTTCCCCAGCTATAAGTAAGTGATGCATGTTACCTTTTATGGCTTGATTTTGATAAGCTGCTAAGTCATTAATAAGCGTTCCAATAATGGAAATAGATTTTTCAAGGGGTAAAAACTTAAATAAATATTTTCTTACAAGCTTAAACTCCTTCTTTGTTATCTCTGGTATCTCTAGCATGGATTTAAAACTTTTAATGCTTTTAATACTCTTATCAATTCCTCCTTTTCCTATAGCCCCTTCCTCCATTACAAAATATATTTCCTCATCCTTTTCAATAAAGCTCATTCCCTCATATACATGCTCTATATCTAAGGCAAAATATCTATTTATCCATCCCTTTAATTCCGTTAAATCCTCAATATTCCCCTTAAAAGATAGTTCTAAGGTAGATAAGAAATTTTTAAAACTTCTTATATCATCAAAAACCGTTACATCTCCAACCCTTTCTATTATTTCCCCATTAATACTTTGAAGCTTAAGCCTTATTCCCTCCTCATCTTCTTCCACAAACTTAATTCTCGTTGCTTCTAAAACATTAAAATCTGTTATATATTTTTTAAACTCCAATAGTTCATCTAATTTTTGCTTAAAAACAGTTTTATATATTCCATTAAAATCCTGCTGTAAGTCCTGCTTACTTTTTAAATTCAAACTTCTCTTTATAGCATTAAGTAAATCTCTTTTATTATGTCCAATGTTAATCCAATCCGTTACATCCTTATTATCTCCAAGTGCCTTAATACCTGGTAAATTAACTATCCTTATGTCATAAGCATAATCCTTAAAGCTCTCGTAAACCTGCTTTTTATACTTTTCCCCAGCCCTCCCAGTATCACCAATTATAATTATCTTAGGTTTATAATTTTCTTTTAAAATAACCTCTAAGTCCTTGCAGCCCTTGATACTAGTTGCAACATACTCTTGTCCTAGAATTGAGTTAACAGTATTAGCATCCTTCTCTCCTTCAACTACAATTATTGCTTTGTTGCTCCTTACGCCATTAATAAGGTTAAATAAGTTGTATGGAAGTTCCTCTACCCCTCTTGTGTTAACAATTTTGTCTTTTTCAAAATGATAGTAAGAAATTTGTTTACTTCCATCTGGCAACTTAAACTTCACCTTAAAATACTTAGGTTCATTATTTTCATCTACAAAGGTGAACACATCCACAAGCTCATTATTCTTTCTAAATTTGCTTATCTCCCACTGAGCATACTTTTTTATTCTATCTTCTAAGGTCTCACCAAAGGATTTATTCACAGACATACCCAAATACTTTTTAGCCTCAATATAAGTGAAATTCTTTAATTTGCTTATAAAATCAATGGCATCTCCATAGACTTCACATCCAAAGCACTTAAAAGTATCTTTGCATAAACTAGCATTATATTTAACTGTTAAAGATGGTGTTTTCTCACTATGAAAAGGACATTTAATATAGCCTTGAGCATTAAATCTCTCTCCTGTTTCTCTTTCTATAAATTCTCTTAAATTAAAATTACTTAAATCATTCATTTATAAACTTCCTCTCATAATATAATTAATAAATCTAATCCTCTATAAATTATTTCTTAGTACCTTGATTAAATTATCTATTTATATTTGTTTCTTTCAACATAACTAATAAGGTTTCTATATCTTAAATCTCTTATTAATACCTAAGTAAAATCATCTAATTTATATTTTTTTAACATAACTAATAAGGTCTCTGTATCTCAAATCTTTTCTTAATACCTAAGTAAAATCATCTAATTTATATTTTTTTAACATAACTAATAAGGTCTCTATATCTTAAATCTCTTATTAATACCTCAGTTAAACTATCTAACTTACATTTCTTTTAACAGAGCTATTAAAGTTTCTGCATCTCAAATTTCTTTTAATATAGTAATTAGATTGTTTCTCCTCTATTTCTTCCCCTTGTATGGCTAATAGTTTTTTTATTAACTTGCCTCATTAAGGTTATTTTCAAATTAAAGTTTAAGCTTTAAAAATCTCTTCTTCCTTAACTGAAAAAGCTCTTGCTATAGCTCGTCTACTATTCTTGCGTGGATATACCTTACCTGCTTCCCATGACCAATAAGCCTTTTGTACCGTAAAACATCTTTCAGCTGCCTCCATCTGAGTCCAATTATTCATCACCCTTAAAACCTCCATCTTTTTGTTCCAATCTAAATTTTCAAATAAATCCTGCATCTTCTCTCCCCCTTTATTAAATTAAAAATTTTAAACATATACCTCAGACTTAAATTTATATATTCATTAAAAATCTAAACTTATTTCTTATTATTTTCTCTGCTCTCTATTTTTAAGTTTTAAGAATACATACTTTGAAATAATGCTACTCCACTATGAGGCTTTTCCTGCTTTTAAGATGTAAAACCAAGCTCTCGAACTTTACTTTATATGTAACATGAAGCTTTCTTATATATATTTATAAACTTAATTTTCTCAAAATATCTACTTTGCAATATTAAATCTACATCATCGTAATTTATTAAATATTAAATTTTTTTATTGTATAAAATATGAATGAAGTTTATTTAATGCAAGATATATATCTAAGTATAAATATATTTAAAACTTCTTTAGCTACATATTACGTCATTTTAACTTAAGTATCAAACGTCATTTTGTCTTATATTTGCTTTTATAATAAATTTGCATTACTTTATCTTCATTTTTCAAAATTTTTCTAACTCTTATTGACATAATGACGTAAATGCCGTACTATTTAATTATTGAGTCTTATAAACTCAACTTTAAAGAACTGTTTATTAAAGAAATCAAGTAGTGGTGGTATTATGATAAATTTCAAATTAAGAACTAAAAACTTAGTTAAAAAATTTAATACTAGAAATCCTAATGAAATTGCTAAGGAATTAGGAATTACTATAGTGGAAAAAGATTTTTCTGAAGATTTACCTAAGGGTTTATTTAAAAAAATTCTTGGAGTAAAATTTATAGTAATTAATACAAGCAGAGTGAAAGATGAATTAGAAAGGAAGTATGTTTTAGCTCATGAGCTAGGTCATGCCCTTTATCATTCTAGTGATTGTGCATTCTTTTTACATGATCATACTCTTTTTCAAAGAGGAAAATTCGAAATTGAAGCTGATAAGTTTGCAGCTGAGTTACTAATTGATGAAAGTAAGTTAGAAGAATACCCACCTGTTTCAATGACCACCGATGAACTTTCTAAAATTTATGGTGTTCCATGTAAACTTGTTGAATATAAGTTTAAAAATAATAAATAAAATTCATTACAATATAAAAAGTGGATAAACTAATGCTCCTTGCTATTTCTCTAATAACATTGAACTTAGTTTATCCACTTTAATTTTTTATTTTAAGATTTGTTCTTTAATAAATATCTTAACTTTCCCTCATAACTTTAATAGATTTAAATGAGGCTAAAGTAAAACTATTTAATTTTCTCATTACAATTTATATTGAAAATTACAAATTAAAGACCACTAAAAAAACAAGCTATGATATCTATGGCATAGCCTAAAGTCTCCCATATCTTAGGTGTAAACACTACTCCAACACAGGTTAATGGACCACCTAACATAAAGAACAGGAAGCCACTATCTCCTTGGAAATCATTTAAATATCCAATAAAGACACCTATACCTATAAGAATTAATCCTAAAAATATAGCAATTATATTTAACTTCTTCTTCATTTTACCTTCCCCTTTTTAATAATAAAACCTTACTTAAAAGCATTTTATTATTTTTATTCTTAAACTTATTCACGTTCTTACTTGCTGTCTTATTATATATATATTATACTCTAATTATTACTATTGAACCATTTATTTACACATACTTAAGTGATTTTTTCTTCAAAATATATTAAAATTTTTAATTTTACCATATATCTTATTATTGTATAAAAAAAAGATAAGAGTCTTTTACGTGATCTTATCTCAAAATTTCATTTATTTATTTTTCTTTCTTTTTTCTTTATTAATGCTTTTAGCTTTCCAAAATAGTTCTGACATTAAATCAAGCATTTCCTTTTTATCATCTTCATTCAATTCATCATTTAAAAAGAAGGCTTCATTAGATCTTTTCATTTCTTCCATATATCTTGTCACATCTCTAGAGGTCACTTTGTATTTACTTGAATACTCTTCCGGAATCTTAGCATATACATCTTCTTTTAAGGCATTACCTTCAACAGGCTCTTCACTTAATAAGTACTCAAGAGTGACGTTAAAATATGTAACTAACTTATTTAGTATCTCATCACTTGGCTTAGTCCTGCCACTTTCAATGTCTCCTAAATAAGAACGAGAGATTCCTAATTCACTAGCTAATTTGCTTTGTGTAATCTTAATGCCCAACTCTAAGCTTTTACTACTTCTTAAATTTTTAATTTTTAAACCTAGTAACTTATTTGCACTCAT